CTCTACTGCTAAAACTTTGTATTTGATATTCCAAGTCGTTTGTGAAGTTGTTGGCAAGTCTAAACACCAACTTAAAATCATCCGCATATCTTCTTGTTTCAAGGTCTATGGTGTCCAACACTTCATTGATGCTGCCAGTGTCTCCTGTGACAATATATTGATTGAGGTTGTTGTTCCAAGTTGCTTCTGCTGCACTTCCATCTGAGAACATTTCTTCAATGGCATCCACAGGTGTTAGAGTTTCATCTGCACTGTATATTCTCAAGTCCCACACTGGATCAAAATCTTCTGGATCAATAGTGATACGACAAGTGTTCAACTGACTGTAGAGTGTGTTGCTCACATAAGTTTGTGGAGCAGGCACACTGAAATATTCAACTTGTGTAACTGTTAGATTGATGTCCCAACTTGCAATGTTTTTTGTGCTGTCTTGTGTGTCGCTGTAGTAGTGAATGGCTGCACTGTGTGCTACAACTCCTGAAAATCCAAACGGTGGTAATACTGTTGCAGCTCTTGCATACAACCAATCTTCACTGTTTTCTATTCCGCTGACAATCCAAGTGTTGTTGGTTCTGGTTACAGTCATGTGTGCTGGCAAATAAGCCCAGGTTACACTTATTGGATCTGCAAATGCACTGTAGTCCAAATGATATTCTACTTCTGCAACATCAGGTTGTGTTATTGTTTCTATATTGATACCCCAAGGGCTAACAAACTTACCATTTTCAGGTGTGACCAATGTTTGATCAACTGTGGCACCTCTATCAAATATCACTTGTGCAGTTCTTACATCATCGTAGGTTATAGGTGTTTGTGCGTATGTGTTTAGGTCTTGTAAACTGCTTATTGTCATATTGAAGTCGCCTTTATTAAATCATCACTGAGTCCGCAACCGTATACTGTGTTTCGCATGTAATCATACAACACATCACCTGGTAGACTCATTGAACTTTGTATGTCAAACCTTACGTCTGGAATGTTGTCAAGTCCCAAGTCTGGGTTCCAAGCAACTCTTACAATACCAAACAACAACTGCGGCATCAAGTGATTTGGTGTCCAAGTGTTGAATACGTTTCTTGCATCTAGATTGCCCAAGCCTTCAAAGCCTGCGGGCTTTACCCATACGGTGCTGCTGTCAAACAAGTATGCTCCAACTGTGTTGGCATAGTTGGTGTTGGTGTTGCCTTCTGTGTCAGTCAAACTTGCTGCAATCTGTCCACCACTGTTGAAGTTGAGTTTTTGATTGTCTATGTAAACATTTTTTAGTTCGTATGTGGTTGGAGTGCCATCAATCTTAGGCCCTGTGGTCATTGCTAGTGTTACACAAAACTGAAGTTCGTTGCCGTTGTTGACTGTGCAAACATCTGTGACTGCTCCACCCATTGTGGTTCTGCCATACAACACTGGAATCTTGTATTCTGGATCTGGTGACACTTGTATTCTCACAGCCTTGTTTACAGGCTTTTGTTCTGCTTCAACTTGGTTTGTGCTGGTTTTGATTAGGTTTGTTTGTGCTGTAATCACATTGGTATCACCTGTGATCACACGTTGATTCAACAGTAGTTCGTTGAGCCTATCTCCTTGTATGAGATTTGCATACTCATTGATCTTGTATAGTTGTTCTTTTACATTGGTTATGAAACTCATCTGCTTCCTCCAAAATACCATTCGCTTTCGTGTAAACTTGGAACATTGTCAAATCCTGCTTCGTCTGTGCTCAAGTATCTTAGGTCTATGGGATTTGTTCTAACACCTCTAACCAGCTTGCTCACAAGATATGTGTTGTTCACACAATCCAACACCACTTCAACCAGTCTAGTGTCACTGGTGTGATTGATGTCATCGTTGATGCTGTAGGTGTTTACAAATCCTGAAAATCTTCCTATCACTCCACCTGTGGCTCCACCTGTGAAATCTAAATCTGCAATGGCACTGTTGCCACCTGGATATTGTAGGAATCTAAATATTTCTATTCTGCTGCCTTTGATGTCTGAAGCCAACAGTGTTTGTATTTCATAATCTGGAACGCCTGCAAGTCCTAAGGCAGTTCCTGCACCACTGCTTCTAATACTGTTCTTTGTGCTGCTAAATGAAACCAATGGACCCAAGCCTGAATATGTAACACTTGCACCGCCTTCTGTTAAGTCTATGTCACGTATGCTGTCATTGAATCTCAACACCTGTGTGTTTGGAAAGTCACTGGGATCTTCTCTGTAGTTGTAGATGGTCCATCTAATCAACAACACACTTTGAATATGATCTAGACTTTGTAGGCTAGTGGTCATTACATAACCTCCTGGAACTCAAATGCTCCATCCCAAGCAACTCGTTTGTGATCCATAAATCTCCACTTGGGCATACTTGTGCAAACCACATCCCATTGTGCAAGCGCACCTATGTTGGTATCGTATGTGCCCACAGCTTCATCAACTGGTGCTCTGTGTGTGCTGATGCTGGTATCACTCCACAACACTGGCTGTGTAACTTGATAAACTCTACCACCTACCAGTTGTATGATATCACCCACAAGAAACAAATAACCACTTGTTATTGTAACTCCACTCTGCACTCTCAACTCTCCGTTGATAACACTCACTCTTAGATTGGCAATGTTGCTTTCATCGCCTTGATAAGGAAACATCCAAGCAAATCCGCTTTGGCTAAGGTTTATTGTGTTTGAAGTGTATCTGTTGAGTTGTTCATAACCTGAAATGTATGTTCTCCAGTTCTCCCAAGGTTGCCCATCTGCAAGTGAGACTGTGAATCTCCATATGCTGTTGTTTTGTGCAACACTGCGAACAACTCCTGAACGTGTTTGTGTTTGTGAAACAAATCTTCTGTTTGATATTTGCATATCACTTGCGTTGTCAAATACTGGTTGAAACGACATTATCTTCTCCCCATGTTTGCACTGTTGCTGCCACGCTGCACAACTCTATGCACAAACTCTGGATCTTGTGCAAGCAAACTTCTAAAACTTGATGCATCTACTGCGTTGATGTTGTATGTTACGTTGCCGCCCATACCACTCATTGGTGTTACATTTGCTGGTCCACCAACTAGTTCTGGTCCGCTTTCTCCAACAACTCCAAACTGTCCTGCTGGAATCATACCGCCCTTTGCAAAGAAACCTGCAAAGTTTTCAAACGGATTTGAGAATGAAAATCCTCCAAACAAATCACCAATGCCACTTGCTGTTGAACTTACTCTACTCCAAAGTCCACTCAACTTGCTGCCTATGCTTGATGCTAGACTGCTCACACTGCTGGTTAGGTAGTTGCTCATTGAACTTACTTGATCTTTGAGTCCACTCATACTAATGCCTGTTATTTCTTCAAACTTGCTGCTGACTGCATTGCCCAAGTTGGTCATTGCACTGGTAACTCCGCCAACTGCACCTTTGACAAAGTCAACCATGCCACTGCTCATACCATCAAACTCGCCCAACACACCGTTGGCCATATCTGGAATGATACTATTGCCAACCACTTCATCATACATTTTACCAAACCATCCAGTGACACCATCGTATGCACCTCTGGCCATGCCTATTGCACCATCTTTGACACTGCCAAAAGCATCGCCTACTGCTCCTGCAAGTTCTCTAACTTTGGCTGCAATGTTGCTCATAACTTCAATGGCACTTTTGAAAAAGTCTATTACGCCTTGCACAACACTTGCAAGTCTTTCAAATATTCCAACCAATGCTGGAACTGCTGCTTCTACCAATGGTGCTATGGCACCTGCAACTGCACCCAATATGTCAAATATCAGTTGTAGTGCTGGCCACAATAGGTCTTTGATTACAGTTCCTACGAGGCTGAACACTGGCTCTAGCGCACTAAATGCACCTTTAACACCTTCAACAATAGCTGGTAGATTTGCCAACACACCTTCTGCCATTTCATTCAAATAAGGCAGTAGTGCAGTCACAATGGTTGTTCCAACTTGTCCAAGCACTTCTTTGATGCGTCCCATTGTATCGCCAAATGCTTCTGCGTTGTTGGCGCCTTCCAATGAAATAATATCACTGTTGGCTTTTACGTCTGCTAAGGCTTCACTGGCACTCATACCCTTGGCAGCTAGGTCTTCAAAGCCTCCAAGTATCTTAGGACCAACAACATCACCAAGTATCTTTCTTGCGTCTGTCATAGTGAGTGTGCCGTCTTGTAAGGCCTGTGTAACTGCTTCAAACAACTGTGGCATTTCAACTAGGTTGCCGTTTGCGTCTGTAACGCTGTCTCTTATTTTTGCAAATGCGTCTGCTGCTGGACCTTTGCCTGTGTCTGCTGCTTCTTGTAATCTTGTGGTTAGGTTCTTGAATGCTCTGTCGCTTTCTGCTGCACTCAAACCCATTTCGCCCAATAGGTTTCTTGCTACTTGAAATCCTTCAAATGCTTCTGGGCTTGCTGCTGCTCCAACATTTCTTGCTGCTTTGGCTAGGTCATCCATCTCAGTGATTTTGTCACTAATGCCACGCACTGCTGCCATACCTGCAAGTGCTGCACCTGCTGCTGCCGCTGCTGGGCCTAGTCTGCCCAATCCTGCCAACATGCCACCAAACCCTTTTTGGGTTCTATCAATGCCACGTTCTGCTTGTGCAGTTTCTAGTTCTAAAATATACTTGTCTGTGGTAGTTGCCATCACATTTTCCTTACATAATCTGAGATTTTCTCAACTGTTGGATCTGTCATACCTTGTGGGGCTTGACGACTAAATCCATCATTGAGTGCGTTTGCGTAAGGATAGGCTGCTTCAACGCCAACATTTATTCTATTGGTTTTGCTTCTTGCGTTGCCAGTTCTTATAGGAGTAATCTTGCGAAACTCTTCGTGTGCAAAATCTTTGATCTTGCCAACCTTGCGTTCCACCTCTTCCATTCTAGCTTTTATTTTACTTCTGCCCACTATTGCCATTGGCTGCGTCTATCCTTGCTTGTAAATATTCTTGACTGTGATGCGTGGGTGTTTGCCCATTACCAAGTTTCTTTTGTCTCCACACATCGTATTCTAAGGCAGTGATGCACAGTATCATGTCCATTGTATCGCCAGACTCTAAGACTTTGCTTGGAAGTGTGCCATAACGCTGGGCGATTAAATCCAGCATCAACATCATTTCCGTGTTCTTGTCTATTTTGCTAAAGTCTGGCCTACGGAGTTTCCCAAGTGCTCTACCACCTTATTGATCATATCAATCATAACCTGTGGTGGCAGTTCCATGCCTTCTTCCAACATCAGTTTGCCATGTTCGTCCATCACGAGTGCGCGGATTGCTGCTAACATTCCTGCGGTGTCGTCATTGCTGATTGTGCTGAGGTTGATATAAGTTGGCATACTCTGACGATCCCACATATAAAAGTCTAAGGGTTCGCCATATTCTGCTGTTACATATTCACTGTCTAATGTGAGTTTCTGTAGTTTGGGTTTTACTGCGGCTGCTCTCAAATCCATTGATCTTTTTCCTATCTAATAATCTATTTGCCAAAACAATCGCAAAACTTAATCTGCGGCTTGCCTTGCTTGCATCTTTTTCTGCGCTGCGTATTTCATTGCCTGCTTTGGCTATTTCACGCAACAACACACTCAACAACTCTAGATCACTGTTGTCCTTCAGTGTGTCTTCTTTCTTTTGATCCATATTGTATTTAACCTTATAATGAAATAGGGCCCTCAAAGAGCCCTATTTCTTGTTTTTAGAATGTTCCGCTGTCAGCCACAGTGTAATCACCTGTGATTGAAATAGTAACTGGTGAAACCCATACAGGTTCATCAGCACTAACTGTTGGAGCCAGACCAGTAACATATCCGTTGCCCTCAAGATATTTGCCTGCAGAGCCATCGCTCTCGTCGCCCATATACAATGAGAATGTCATCAATGTTTTGTCTGTTGAGGCGCCAAAGACGCCCAGTGCTGCTGCTGTTGTTCCGCCTGAACCAGTTGTTCCAAAAAATGTAGTTTGGTTCAACACTAGGTTTGTGTTCAAACTGTTGGTTGCTGTTGTAGCAATCTGTTGTTTAGAACCTTCATCTAGCTGTGTCCAGGTAAACGTATCGTTGGCAGCGTTTACAGTGATATCCTGTAAACTAGGTATTGTTAGTCCAGTGTCAGCGCCGTTAGAAGCCACTTTTAGTTTTAGTGTTGCTTCTACATTGCTAGTTCCTGGAGCTGGGTAGATATAGTTTGCCATGTTGCTTTCCTTATATTAGCTTTGTATATTGTAGTTCTACGGTTGTGCTTTGTAAATCTTCCACTATCTCTGTGCTCAAACTTGCAGTGGCATCATTGAAGCCAGTGCCTAGGTTTTTGCCAGCCAGTAAATAACTCACTATCTCACCGTAGTTGTTGGGTGTATTCTTTGCATCATTGCTGAACTTGATTTCAACAGTTGTTGTTAAGACGTCAATGTTGTGGCCACCTAGTGTGCGAAAAAGACTTTGTGTTTGAAAGTCCTCTTCGTCCACATATATTGTAAGAGGATTCTTGAGATGCAGTTGAATACCATTTTCTCTGTATGGTATCTCCCTGCTGAAGTTATAGCGTCCAAGCGGCGCTGCCGTAATATATTCTATAACTTGATCTCTCATTATCGCACCCTTTTCAATGTTAGGTTACCCTGACGTTTTTCATCAGTTTGCACTGAACCGTCATTGTCAAAATCATACCAATCACCTGCATTAACCAACTCCAAAAACAACTCATCTGCTCTGTTCTTGTAGTAGCCCATCTTCTGTCTTTCGTTGCTGTCAACATCGCCAAAGTCTGCAATGCTGGGCAATATATAATCGCTGAGAGCCCAATAAACACACAAGTCTGTGAAGTCATTGAGTCTGCTCTTTATGCGATCAGGATCAGGAGAGGGAATGTCAATGCGGTTGACAGAACCTGTGTGTTGTGAATACAGGCCCTGCCACCAATCTGTGTTGCGAATGTTGTCTAATATTCTGCTGGTGCATCTTATCAAACTTGCTTCCACAGTGTCATCAGTAAGACTTTCATTGCTGTCAAACAGACGCACATCAGTCTTAAAGACATCTGTGAACTCTGCAAAACTTATTGTAATATTATTTTCAACAATGAATGCCATTGATTACCCCTTATACGTTAACTAACTTAACACCACGTCCTGCATCAATAACGCCTACGCCTGCGTGTAAACTTGCAACAACGTCCTGGCCCACTGCTTCAGGGCGTCTAGCTGTTTCAATATCTACATTTTTTTGCATTGCGATACGCATTGCGTCACCTGCAAAGATGAAGCCTTTGTTTGCACCTGTGATGTATGAACTTTGGAACATACGAACGCCTGCGATTTGGCCCAAGAAGCCATTTCTCATTGCTTCACTTTGGAAGTCACCACCGCCGTAAGCGTTTGTGCCAATGTCTTTCATCAAGTTGGCTGCTTCTGCTGTGCTAACAATGCCCATAAGCGCACCTGTTTCACCGTTGCCACGAATCTGTGCAACTGCGTCAAACAATGCGTCTACTGTCATTGGATCTGAGTCTGAAGTTGAAGCTGTTAAGCCGTTCATTGCTGCAACAACTGCTGTGTCAAATGCTTTTGAAACTGCGTTGCCCAATACTCTACCAATCTCACTTGGATCAATGTTACCCAAGTCACGTATAACACTACGAGCTGCGTAGATATCACACTGGATGATGTTTTTTGTGTCTGCACTTAGAACTGCGTCTAAGTCAACGCCTTCTGATGCTTCTGCTGTTAGTGTAGTTGCTGCAACTGCTGCCAACTCAGGAACTTGTAGAAGTCCGTTTGGTGCGTTTACAACTGGGATCATTCCGCCGCCTAAGAACAATGATTGCTCGTGGGCTGCGTAAACTGTTGCCGCTTTTGCTGCGACGAATAATGCATCAGTGTTAAAACCTGATGTGTATGCTGCGTTTGCCATGTTATTTTTCCTTTAAAACTAAATCAAGCCACGTTGTTTGGCTTGGGCGTAAACTTTTCTGTGTTCTGGATTGCTAAGGTCCAGTTTAGAGATATCAAAGTCTTCAAGGTTGCCACTGCCTGTTACGGCAGTTTTGGTGTTGGTTGTTGCTGGTGCAGCACTTACAAAATGCGGGTTGCTTTGTAGAAACTCTTGCACTAGCGCATCAACACTGAGACTTGAACCTTGATCATTGTAACGAACTTGTCCATTTGAATCTACTACCTCAGCTTGCCCGTTCTCTCCAAGTCTAACTTGATTGCGGATCAGTTGAACCACTTGTTGTGGGTTCACTGCTTTGTATTGCGCTGCGGCACTTAGTAATGGTGTGTTCACTGTGTATTCTTCAATGACTTTGTTTTTCTCTGCTATTTCTGCATCTTTTTTATCAGCCAATGATTTGAGTATGTTTTCAAACTCTCCACGCTTGATAGCTTCTTCCTGTTTGGTGGCTTCTGCTTGCGTTTTGAGTTGTCTTAGTTCATTCAAATCACCTAGGTCTGCAAACTGTTTTTCAAACTTACTTGTGATGGACTTTTTTAGGCCCGCCATGTGGTTGTCAAACTCTGCTTGCGTATAGGTTTTGGTTGATTCCTGTGTTAGAGTATTCTCTGTGGCCTCAGTTGCCTGGTTTTGTTCCAATGTATTTTCGCTCATTGTGGGCGTTCCTCCTTTGTGTTGTGAGTAAACATTCTACTGTATATTACTGTAATGTTATTTATTCGTTTGAACAAATAAGGTGTTCAAACTTACTTTTTCTTGCCTTTTTTCTTGTATGCCATGATTTTGCCTTTCCCTTTCCTTGCTTGCCTCACGCTCTGCGTTGGTCATAGGACGAATACTAGTATTAACACCAGTGTGATCGCCCAGGTGTGTATGATCCATATCATTCATCAACAGCCACCCAATAGTGACGACAGTTGTAGCCGCCCCTATCTACAAATGGATTATCTCCACTTTTGCCTGCCCATGTATCGCCCCATAGATCATTTATTTCATCTTCTTCCATGGTTATACCAGTTAGGTCAGCACACCAAGGGCGAGTGTTTTCTACAACTCCACCTTCGTATGTCCATTTGGTAATGCCCAGCCGTTTGCCTCTGTTGGCTGTAAATGCACCATCAAATCTCATCACCACTGTTTCTGCCACACCTCTGAGTGTATCACTCAAACTGCCTGAGGTCGTAATGCCTGGCAACCTATCTTGTATCTGTTTTCTTAGACGACGATATTCTTCTGGGTTGCGATTTGGATCAGTTGCCATACGGGCAAAGCGTGTTTGTAATCTTGTGGTAACAGGATCTGATGTGCTCATCATCAATCCACTAACACTGCCTCTTGCTTGGTTTGTGAGTGCATCTACGGCTATGCCTGTGACAGTGCCTGCAACCACCAAACTTGCTACAGTTTCAGCGTGATTCATAATAGTTTCTCTAATGGTGCCTCTTGCATCTTCCACCAATAGATTTTCTACACCGCTGTCTTCTGGAACACCACCTGTTCCAATGCCTGCGGCAGTTTGTGTTGCTATGGTGTCTGCGCTCAATGCAGTTAAGTTGCCTGCGTTGCTTGCTGCAATGTTGGCAGCATTTTCATATGCACCAACTATGCTGGTTCTGCTGGTATCACCTGCAGAGATCAACTCTGCAATACGGTTCTCCAATGCACGGGTGGTGTCAGCTGCTGAACCTTC